AACTAGCTAAAAATATAATAGCTTTGCTATTATATTTTAACTAGTGTTTCTGTTATCTTTTTTGCTTCGCAAAAATAGATAAAGAAAAACGAATGCATGTATTTTTACGAGGCTTTTTCATATTTATATGAAAAATTTGGGGTTTTCAACCCCAAACTCACCTTGTAAAATCGACAGCAAAGCTGACGATTTAACCTGCCGCTTTGCGGACAAGGTAAAAAGTATGTAAAATGCATACATTTACATACTTTTTAAAGGTGCGGATATTGGTATTGAAAAATTATCATTAAATACAAATTTACACACTATCATTTTAAAAAAACTCCGGAAAATAACTGATACTAGTGTCCAAAAATTAATTAAAAACTGTGGACCTAATTTAAAAAATTTAAATTTATCCGGATGTTATATCGGCAAACATACTATACAACAAATTTTTAGCCAATGTAGCCAATTAGAATTAATTAATTTAAATTTCTGCACTAAACCGATAAACTTTATTGATTAATCAATAAAAAATACAGCATTTATACAAAAAGATATTCCATTATGTCCTAATTTAAAAAATATTGGTTTACAAAGATTGGGCATTAGTAACAAAACCATTTATGCGATAACGAAAATAACAAATAATAATATTGAATACATTAATCTAAATGATTGTACACACATAACAGAAAAAGGAATAAATTATTTAATAGAACATAACACTAATTTAAAAGAATTGAATATTGGACGATCTAATATAACTGATTGTTGTTTGGAAAATATGGCAATCCATTCTAAAAATTTAAAAACTTTGGACATAGATATTTGTAATCATATTACCATCAATGGTGTTAATAAATTACTTGATAAAAATAGTGCCTGTTATGATACATTAGAATTACTAAATGTTGGTGAACTTAAATGCACCCAAGAAGAATTAATTAAACTTAATCAAAATAAATCAAGCAAAACATTTATTAAATTTTATTAAACCAAATATATTTGGCTTAATAAAATTATTTTTTATAAATGGCATTGCATTCGAATCATTGGAACATCCACAAAAATTTTTGGAATTTCAAACATATCCAACATATTAGTTAGTACTTGTGTTTGTGATAATGATTTGGATGTACTTAATATTTGTTTTTGGATACGTAACACATCATCAATACAGAGTAAATTATTGACCAAATACCAAGTACTGTTAGCATTTAATAAATCATGCGCAAATAATAATAATAATTTTTTATCGAGCTCATTAATACAATTATCAACACAGATTCCAAATATTTTTTCATACATAAATGCGTCAGCTAATTCCATTACTTCTGGTAAGCATAAATTCCAGGCTTCTGCTTTAGCAATACCATTTTTAATATGTTGTAATAATCCACCAACAACTTCAAATGCTAAATATTTTTTACGATATTGTAATAGCCACTTAATATGATCCAAATTATTAATATCAAATACCGTAACATACGATTTGATAGTATTAAATTTTTTTTCAGTTTGGAATTTTAAAAATAACAATAGTTGTGCTAAGCTACTAATTTTTTTTTTTTCAAAAATCATTAAAAGAGCATTTTTGCAAACCTCTTGTCGTAATAAAGTATTATCGCCTTCGAATCTAGAGTAAATCGCAATATCGCCATGCATCAATGCCAATTCATTTTCGATAGAATATCCATTAGCCCCACAAAGATTTTCGGATATATGGCAACATTTTTCGGAATGTTCGCTACATAATATTTTCATACCACTAGATAATGTATGAATCCTTTTGGTAATGTTACCATTTGTCGCATTAAAATCTTCAATTGCTATTTTTTTTGTTTCATTTAGTGCATATTGTAGCATAGTAGATTTAGCGAGTAATGGTATTAATTTGGCATGATGGGTAGTGTATTCAATAATTGGTTTTTCGAGAGGACCATTATCAAAATTAAATTGTCTTCTTGTCATAGCATACCGAAGTGAAATATTTAATGCTTTAATTGAAACCATATTAGCACCAACCGCTAGTACAGCGCGTCCGCCAGATAATGTAGATAATAATGCACCGAATCGAGTACCTTCATTCTGATATTCAGATTTGATACAATATATACCATGCTTATTGATATAACCATAGTTTCGCAATAATTTTTTTCTTTTGATGAAAACATTGTCAAAAGAAATAATCCCATTATCGACACCATTTAAACCTTTTTTAATACCGTTATCCATAATAGTAATTCCTTTAACCAATTCATGATTTTTATTTCTAATTTTAACTAAAAATGGATGTAAACCTTTGGATTTACCATTAAAAACGAGTTGTCCTAATACAACAGCATGCGTAGCGTTAGATGCCGCATTACCAATCCAGGATTTATTAGCACTTGGTGTTGGAGTATTCACAAAAAATCCATCAGCATCATTATTAAATGTCATTGCTGTTTCTAATTTTTTAAGATTAGAACCGTGACCAACTTCTGTTATTGCTAAACATCCAATAACTTTGCCTGTGTTTAATTTTTTTAAATAAGAACTAATTTGATCCGGTTCTCCATATCTTAAAAGTGCACCAGCAAATAATCCAAAAATAACACCAAATTTGATAGCTAATGATAAATCATACAAATGTAATGTATTCATAATTGAAATTAAAACATCGGGTGTTGTCAATATTGATGCGGCATCAATAATTTGTAAATCAATAATTTTCATTAGTCTGCGAAAAGTAATATCACGACACATTTGAAGATTAGAATTAATATCAAATTTTTTAATAAATAATTCGTCAGTTTTAATCAAATTAATAATATCCTGATTCAATGAAATAAAACTATCATCTGAACCATTCATTTTAGACCAATTTTAATAATATTGTTATGTAATAGCAATAGCTGTAATAATGGGTTTGTTTATTAATAATCCAGTAATTGGTTTTGATTTCAATTTTTTTTAAATAGATGCGATAATTCTAAACTAATAGTTTTTGTAAATTTGACCATATTAAAAATGTTATTTTGGTTTCGTCAAGCAAATTAAAATTATTATTTTTGATAATAGTATCAAAGATTTCGTTAGAAATTTTGGCCAATAATACTTCGCGATTTTCATTTTCAGCTTTGGAAGAACTGGTGATTAATTTTAAAATATTTTCTTTAAATAAATCAGGACAAAATTGATTAGAACCATGTTCATTTTCATTTGATGATAAACAGAATGTACCTAATTTATCAAATGAATATTCGTAATAGCTACCATAAACATATCCGGGAATATATTTGATAATTATTTTTTTATACAATTTATTATTGACAACATAATAACCATCTTTCATTTCTGCATCATCTTTAATTTCAGTAATTGGTTTGTTACAAAAAATCGCCTCAGCATTATATTTTGTTTGGATATAATTTTTAATAGCATCGGCAACATTTGGACACAATACTAGATTTTCTTTGTTTTCTATTTTGAGAAAACCGTACGGTTCGGTTTCATTAGCATGACAAATAAATTCCATATATTTGATAGTAGGAGATGATTCATTTTGATTACTACACAAAACAGGATTCTTTTTTATGATGTAAAGTTTATCTTGTCGCGCTGTTTTTTCTATTTCTGATGAACTCTGATTCATTTTAAAATTAAATAATGGAATATGTTTAGATATATTTGAATATAGTCTAACCAATTTAAATTTATTATTTCAATTTTTTTTTATTCAAAATGCGAAGTTTTATCAATAATTATTTGCGACTCTGGATCCACTGGAATTCCTATTGTTAAACTAGTCGAATCAAATGATAATTTGTTTAATTCTATTTTTTTATTGGTAAGATCATTGTAAGATCTCCAATAAAAAATTTTGTTTGTCAAATCTTTCACCGTTGTCCATTGTGTATAATGGTTGTGATTCAAACCTAATTTATTAGTAACGGATACACCAATTGGAATATCAATTGTATTTAAAATATGAAAAGCCGTATTAATTGTATCAATCGGATTTGCGGGTTTTTGAATCAACGATAAAATAGTGGCGATTTTAATAAATCTAGATACTGATGGACTAACTATATCGAATCCATTAATATTAATATTACAATCAGCACCTCTGTTATCTTGAAGCACACAAGACAAGATATTATTTTGAAGATTATATTCCGACAAATAGTTTAACTGCTGTGGGAATATTGGATCATTAGTTAAAATACCCAGTTTATTATCATATACAAAAGTTTCACCGTTGACAAATTCAATAACTAAACTTTTGCCATTAGCATCATGTACTACGATGTGTAATTCTAGTTTATTGTTAAATGGTAAATATTCGGGCGACCAAATAATTACATTATTTAAATTGGATTGAACTTCATCAACAGTGGAAAAAGATCCTAATACCCACGCTCCAACTAAACCAATTTCTAAAGCCATTTTTGATTCTGTTGGCAAAACCTTGGGATATTTTGAATCCATGGCTAATATTCCAAATGATAAACCTTTTTCATTGATACCATCAATAACAATATGATCCAAAGTTTCTACGCCAATTGGTTGGATAGCTACAAAACCGTATATTGTTTGCCATGAATAACCGTTTGGGATTATTGGAGCTTTGCTTTGGTAAAATGTATTACGTGGCACAATGACAACATGCGAATTTAAATTTAACCAATAGTCCATTGATCTTGCTATTACAACAGTATTATCGGTAGAAATCAATTGAAAATTACTACACGATAATGATACTTTAGTTGTCGCCAATATTATTAGTAAAATTATTATGTTAGAAACGAGTTTCATGGTTATTGCTATTAGCCAAATAAAATAAAAATATCCAATTAAATATTTGATCAATTTTTTTGGGCCAACGAAATTATTTCTACTCAAAAATGAATTCTAGCTAAAATATATAATAATAAAAATTTGAGGTGGTAATATAAATCACATCATATAGTAGATCAAAAAAATTATTCGTATAATTTCAAATAAGGTATAGTCTAAAAAAATTTAAAACGAGTATAAAACTAATACTAAAATGGGTGGTACTACCCATCCTATTAGTTTTTTTTTTAGAACTTAGATTTAGAAAATATGAGTTGTTACGGAGGTTGGGGAAACGGTTTTGGTAATTGTGGTTATGGTGGATTCGGCGGTGCATGCGGTGGATTCGGTGGCGGATGCGGTTATGGCGGCTGGGGCGGTTATGGTGGTGGATGCTTTAACAGATGCGGATTCGGCGGATACGGCGGATACGGAGGTTATGGGGGCGGATACGGCGGATACGGAGGTTATGGTGGCGGATGGGGTGGTTGCTGTTAATTCAGTTTAACACTATTCAACCATTATCTAATTATTACTAATTCACAAAATTCACAAGATTCACAAAAAATGAATGAATAGCTTATTTGTTTATTAAAAACAAACAAAAAAAACTATTCTAGTACATACTAAAATATGTATTAGAATAATTATTATTGGCGCAACAAAGTGGCTTTATTGATTGAATCCAGAATTCTCAAATCTCTATTTTTGGATGCCCATCTCGCGGCAAAATTATTTTCGGCATGGATATATGCTCCATTTAAAATTAAAAATTGGACAACTTTGAAATGTTCTTTTGATGATGCTAATCTTATGGCATAATCATTTTCAGCATGAATATCAGCGCCCATGGAAATTAATAATTGTACAACTTTCAAATGACCATTTTCTGATGCTAATCTCACTGCATAATTATTCTTAGCATAAATATATGCTCCTTTCGAAATTAAAAATTGAACGACATCTAAATGCCCATTTTTGGATGCCCATCTTACTGCGTAATCATTTTTAGTATGAATATCAGCTCCTTGATTTATTAAATATTCAAAGGTGGAAACATCAATTAAATTACGTCTCTTTCTTAAAATAATTTTATTTGTTCTCCATTTATTATTATCGTCTTTAACTATTTTAAAATCAGGATCATTTGTTGGCAAAGTAACCTCCCTTAAATAAATACCAAATTCTAAAAATTCAAAAATATGGTCAATATCCGTGAAATAAAGACCACCAGCAACACAGGAAGCAGAAGAATTATTAAATTCTTCTTTTAATACATTCAAACCATCATTATATTGAAATCCACGATGATTTTCTTCCAGATTTGTTATTTTGAAATATAATTTGCAGGAATTCATTGTGGGAATAATTATTAGTTAATAGTTATTAATTTAAATCAAATGAATTAAGTTAATAATTAATCAATTTTTATAGAGTTATGATATTATTGTACTTACATTAATATTTGGATATAAAAACTTTCCCAGTAGTTCTTCTTGGTCCAAATGTTTATTGTAAATATTATGAAACAAATGCATAATAATTTCAGCTGTGATAAATTCGTATTCCCTGAATTTGTCAATAATAGAATCCTTTAAATGTTCGCCATACAAATCATAATATATTTGTTTTAATTGATATTTGTCGCATTTGTCAATATTGATACTAATATCCATTCTTCCTGGACGAATTAGCGCTGGATCCAATATTTCAATGTGGTTTGTAGTCATAATAAAAATAATATTTTCTGGGGACATTGTACCATCAAGTATATTTAATAAATATGATAACGACATAATATCATTTTGTGTATCCATGTTTTCGGTAATGCTTTGGGATGAAGTTTCTAATGCAATTTGATCATCCAGTGATTTTTCTTCCGATGCGATTGTTAAATTTCTGCGCTTGACTATATTTGTCATACAATCAATATCTTCAAATATAATAACTCCGCCTTTTTGTGAATTAGTCTTAACATAATCTATACAAAGTTTTAATTCATGATTTGTTTTAATTTTTCCCAAATCCAAATAATAAATGTCTTTGTTTAAATATGTCGCAACTGCCATTATTGTTGATGACTTACCACAACCTGGTTCACCACTTAATATAATACCGCCTTTGTATGGGATACCCATTTTTTCATATAGTTCTCTATTATTTTTGAAATTAGATAAATAGCTTGTCAATAATTCCTTGGTCATTTTTTGTAAATATAAATATTGTAACGGTTTTTTATCTGATTTAATATGTACACTTTCAGCGACTGGAGTATATATTTCTTCCTCAATAAATTTATTTGGTTCATGTGGAATATGTTTAAATTTTGGATAATGTTGGCTATATGGAAAATCATACATACCGGGAAACATTTGATTATTTGAATTATTATTATCTGGTGATGTTTTATTTGTATTTTCGTTAGTTTTGTCATTTTTGGAATTATCATCTTTTTTATCATTATCATTTGTTTTTGATTTATCGTCTGATTTATCTTTTTCTTTATCATTGTCATTTTTTTCTTCTTTTTTAGCATATTTTTCTTGCCATCTAATATGTGCCGGATTTTCCTTTTTTTTTGTTTCGATGTTGTATGTAATATGTAATTGATAAACAGATATTTTATCACCAATATTATCATTGTTTTGATGATAATACTCTAATATTAAATTATTAAAAAACCGTTTAGAATATATTGATAAATCTTCACATGATATTTGGGCACTTTCGAACGATATACTGATGGCCGGAATATTATTTATGACCGGATCAAACATGTGTTTATTATTAGAAATCCATTTATCAATCGTATCTTTACTATCTGTATATTTTGGTATTAATTTATTATCGCAATATTCTTCTAATTCTTTCATAAAAGTATCCATTTTACTATCATCTTTTAATCTATCCGGATAATCGCTGCCATTTGATAATTTATATTTTACACCACCAAAATCAAAATTTTCTTTTCTCAATAAAAAATTGTACAAATTTTTGAACAGTGAAAAATTTTTGGTGTAGTATATATAAAAAACAATCGATACTATTTTATTATTACAAAAACCACCAGGATTGCAATTCCAATTGGCTGTTGCGGAAGTGAATAATGGAAAACTATCCACTGGGCAGCTTAACATTTTGACTTTATTACGAAATTCGCACCAATCTATTTCAATATTCGTTTCTGGAA